GAAAATTTAAAATTAAAGAAATATTTTGATACTGAAATTAAAGATGGTGAGGTTACAGACTTCTCCTTTAGATTGAAATTAGATAGATTCTTAGAATTGTATAATAATTTGAATTTTAAAGGAAATGTAATTCCTAGCTTTAACCAATATTTTTCCTCTCAATTAGCTACATTGATGGCTATTCTAATGGCTATCAATGGTAAACGAATTCAAATTGAGGGAGATGAGGAGGAAGTAAATAATGGCTAGACGTGCTAAATGGGAATATGCTGATCCCCAATTAGACAACTATACTGATAAGAAAGTTAATAGAAATTTCTTCAATCAGATTGATTATATGATTGATGTAATCAAATACCAATGTGCTGAAATGGATGATATCCTTCATGTGGCATCCAATCCAGATGAGCATACTGATCGTTATTATCAAAAGAAAAATCCTCAAAATACTGCATTCTATGATAGTAGAAAAAGTACTTTTGATGAATTATCTCGAGATGGTGATAAGTTAAGTCTTAATGGATTTAATAAACTTATTGAAATTAACTGGGGTCTTCTTAATAACGTCCATAATATTATGGGCAATCCAGATGCTGGATTAAAAGATTTACCTAAGTTTAATGAAAATGAAAAATTAACCATGGAAAAATTCAATATTATTTTAGAGAATATTAGAAAGACTAATACTTATCTAAATAATAATTGGGGTAGATATTTCGATGGTTCTGGATATTGTGTAATGTCTTGCCAAGTTGCTTGTCAAGCAGCATGTCAATTGGCTTGTCAATCTTGTCAATATAATACATGCCATAATCAAAATTGTGGAGGATGGTCGTAAATGAAAATATATATCTTAGATGAAGTATTTGACTTTGCTAAGAAGATTGGTATCGTTACCAAAATAAATGACTTAGCTAAGAAAAAATACAATCCATCCACTATTCAATCAGATCTCCAATCTTATTATGATATCATGAATTCTAAAGAATATCTTGATCTCATGAGTGAATTGGAAACTAAGCTTAAAGCTGATGATATGTATTTATATAATCTATTCACTTATACTAAAATACAATCTTTTGATATCGTAGCGGAATTATTAAACACTGTTAAGAATCTTCGTGATAGATTTGTATTATTAGAAAAGAATATTTCATATAAATTATCCAGTGCTTATGAATATGAAATCCTAATCTCTTTATTCTGTGCAATGTATGAAGAAGTTGCAGAAGATGTAAGAGCTGGACTTCCTAAATATATTCATTTAGCTTACTATAACTTTGTAAGCATTAAATTCTGCACAACTCAACTATCTACTGCAGGTAATTTAGATATGTTTGATGAATATGAAAAATTCATGCAAACTAAATTTGATAATATTAATAAATATATCAATGATAAAGATACACTACGTAATCTACGATTAGAATTACGTTGTGCGGCCTTACAATATCTTATTCCTAGAATGGATAGAGAAGTTAAATATAAAACTTTAGCAAAGATTGAAAAACTTATCGACCCAGCTACTTTAGATTTCGATAATAAAGAAAACTCTATTGGTGTAATTTGGACTATGGAACGTCTATATGAATTATACTTCGATCTTTCTGATTATAAGAACTTCTTTAAATGGGTTTATAAGCAATATCAATATATTGATAACGCATTATTTGATAAAGAAAAATTCTTTGATGGATTGAGATACTATAATAAGAATAATATCACTGGATTTATTATCTCTATGAGACGATTCTATTATATCCAAAATCTATATCCAATCTTCAATATGGAATTTAGAAACGTAATTCAATCTGATGAAGATTTTATTACTAATCCAAACTTAGAATACACCCTATATGATACTTATGCTAATAAATTATTATTAGATAAATTTAAGAATTATGTAGATACTTGGTTTGCTAACTCTAAAGCTAAGCTAGATGATTTAGCTAAAAATGAATCTATGCTTAAGCGTTGTAAACGTATAATTGTAGATGGCGTAGATGAAGCAACTGCAATTAAGGAAACAGAAGATAAAAATAAAGCTAGTGCCACTGCAGATTACGATTCTACTGAACACCCAGAAAATACAAATACTGCAACCCCTGGTACATTTACAGAAGAAAATCATACATCCACTGGGGATACATCTGGAAGTCCAGTTGTACCTAGATTGCCAGATGGATTTAACTTAGATCATGGTGAATTGAATAAACTAGCTGGATCTACTGAATCTGAAATTCCTGCAGCTAATACAGAAGCAAGCACAGATTTAAATCCAGTTCCTAAAGATCATCCAATTGCTACTGATGATTTAAGTGAAGAAGAATTAGCTGCATTAAATAAAAGTGAAGATGAATAATGTATAAAGAAATTTATCTAATGCTAACCGAGGCATGCCCTAATCGGTGTGAATATTGTTATATCAAAGGCAGAGACAATCCTGCCACTATGACATTTGATCAGATAGATAAAATTATTCAAGAAGAAAAGCCATCAAGGATATTATTCTTTGGTGGTGAACCTCTTCTTTGTTTAGATCTAATTGAAAAGACTATGGAGAAATACTATGGTAAATTGAAGTTCCAAATTGTAACTTCAACGGTAGTAAACTTCAAAGAATTTATTGATTTAAATGAAAAATATCCTATGAATGAAATCCAACTCTCTTGGGATGGATTTGCTGATAAAAATCGTGTTGATACCTGTGGTAAATCTATTGCATCTAATGTATATGAAAATATTTGGTATGCTATAGATAGAGGGTTGAAATTCGATATCAAATGTGTTATAGGAAATGAAAACGTCCATTTAATGGAAGAGATTCATAAACAATTCTTAGAATTCCAAAAATATGGAGTTTCTGGAGAATTTGTTGTTGCTCATCGTTCATTATATACAGGTAATTTCCTAGAAACTTTTAGAGAGCAATATATTAAGACCTTTACATTGGATAAGATGTATATGGATCATCTTAATAGAATTATTGCTGTACTTCAAAATGATAATTACTTTGGTTCTTGTGATGCAGGTAAGTACAAGGTTATAACTCCAAGCGGATGGCAATCTTATTGTACTGCATTATCTCAAGAAGAAACAAAGTTTGGTGAAGAACTTCTACAAAAACCATGTAAGAATCCTAAATGTGATGCTTGTGAATATCGTTGCATGTGTGATGGTGGTTGTAGATATGAACGATTCTTAGAATTTGGTGAAGATTGGGAATCAAACTTCTTAGAATCTACATGTATCATGATGGAAGTATACTACAAGACCATTAAACAATGGCTATCTACTTTATCTAGATCAGATAAAGAAAGATTGTATGAAATAATTAAACGATATAAGGCATACCAATCCGAATATCATAAGGAGATGGTTTACTGATGATTAACTACGTTCCTGAGCGTATTTACGCTAAAATAAAAGACGATCCAAGCTTTATTGAAATTGATAAGCTTGCTAAAGATAGATTTAGTAAATCTGGTACATTGCTTGATGTAGTCATGTTTGATAATAATATCAAAGAAGATGATTTCATCTATAAGCAATATAATGATACTTTATATGCGTTAGTTAAAAAGTATTGTCCAGAATACGAACTTCAAATGAAGATTACTCTTGATAATGATATGACAAAGAATGATCTTTTGTATTATTATGATCATAGATCTGAATATGATACAGAAACTGTTCTTTATATATTATCATACTTGATTAATACTTCTTATCAAGATTACACATTCAATACTTATCAAAAACAATATCATGAATTATATGAAGCTCAAGATTTGAAAACAAAATATCAATTCTCTACATATATTCATTTGAAATACATCAACTCTAAAGTTGAAGATTATGCTATTAATGAAGCTCCTAAAGATGAAACTTACTTAACCAAAGTATTTGGTCTTTTAACTTCATTATATAACGAATACAAGCTGATCATTAAAGATCAAGATTTGTTGAAATATGTATTTATTGAAATCTTTGACCATACTTTAACAAATGCATATAACTTCGTTGATAATGATAAGCTAATCTATAAACAACTTCCTAATATTAGCGTTCCAGAAGACATCTTAGATGGTGACTTTAAGGGAACTTCTATTAATGAACTTGGTATTCTTGATAAGAAATTTGAATTAGCATTTGCTGTTCGTAATTGGGAAGAGACAACCAAATATTATTATGAAATTCTAGAATGGATTGATAATGCTCTTTCTGAACCACAAAAACTATTCAAGACTCTTGTGATTTATGATAAAGTTATGGCTCCAAACTTCTGTGGTATTTTACGTAGATATGTAAAATTAAGCACGCAGATCTTATGTAAGTCTGGTGATCCATATCTTAGAAATCTAAATCCTCAAGATCAAGAATTTATTCTAAGAAAATCTTATAGTGGTACTAAGTTCTCCAATCAAGCAACTACAGATTCTTTCAACCGTTTGACTAATCATATTGATCAATGGTTTGCAAATAATGAAGTTGCTTTGACCGTATATAAAAACTGGTACTATAATATCAGAGGAAAAGAAGATGTATTCTTGTCCTAGTTATGACATACAATCAGTAGATGACTTTAAGTTAAATACTATTGATTTACATATAAATCGTTTATGTAATATGGCATGTAAATATTGTTATCTTATTGGAGGATTCAATACTAATAGTGATACATCTACATTTACTAGATGGAATGATCTAATAGAGATGCTCAAATATATAAATATAGATAATGATAAATTGACAATAAATTTTAGTACTGGTGAGTTATTTACCAGTACTAGAATGCCAACTTTATATAATGCTATCAAAAAGATAGATAAGATTAATAGATATAGAACTATTGATATCGAATATAGATGCTTCTCTAATGGTACGTCATATGAAAATATAAAAGATTTTATGAATAAGATGTTTGGTAGAAATATCACATTGAGTATTTCATATGATGGAGAGAATTCATCTAGACTATATAAAAATGATTCTGATTCTACTTTAGAAACTTTAAAATCTTTAGCTCAGATAAACTGTGCTGATGAAGTTATAGTCAGAAGTGCAGCTCATGAAAATATACGAGATCTATCCAATACAATTATTAATCTATATAATTTAGGATATAAAAACTTAGAATATTATTTAGTTGATGATTGGCAAGGATATAGAGATTCTGAATATATAAAACTCTTCAAAGAGGAAGTATATAAACTATTGACTTTCTTCAAAGATAAAGGTGATTGTTTATATAATATTCATAAATACAAAACCAGAGTATCTCCGACTACATCTTGTGTAGCTGGTAAAACTCTTTCTATAGATACAAACGGTAGAATATCAGTATGCTCTACTTCACTAAACCCTAAGTTAGGATTAGAGGATATTTCTGTAGATATAACTGAATGGAGAAAAATCCCAGAAGTCTTTAGTAAGTTTAAAAATATTACATTGGATAGATCTAATTTAGACTGTGCCACATGTAATAATATTCTTTGTGAAGATTGCTGTTCTCATAAAGCTATATCTAAAAATTACCAAGATAGACTATATCAGCAATGTGATATGCGACATGCTGAACTCGAAGTTTATAAATCAATATTTGGGTGATAACTTAATGGTAATACTCTTTATGAGTATTACCATTATATTTTCTATGGAGGTATCAAATGTTTGAACGATTTGATGCTATAGTATATAAAGTATCCGAGTACTGTAATTTAGATTGTGTTTATTGTTTCCAAAAGCATGATGTTAAAGAACGTACTAGGGGATTTACATATTTTGATGAATTAGTAAAGTTACTTATAACTTTACCATTAGCTTATGATTTTGAAATCAAAGTTACTGGCGGCGAATCTAGTCTTCATTGTGATAAGATTAGACAAGACTATAAAAAATTTAAGAAGATTGAACGATATAAAGAAACCAATATCCAAATGACTACCATATCAAATGGATCTAATATAAATGGTTTAATAGATTTATGGAATGATGGAATATTAAATCCTTGGGGTTGTAAGATATCCTGGGATGGTATATATAGTGCATCTAAATCTCGTAAACCGAAGAATATTAAAGTATTTGATGATGATTACTTCAATAGAACTATAACCACATTAGGTAAATCTGGCTATAACGATAAGGTGCTTGTTAGGACAGCATGTACACCTGATACGATAGATAATTTATATGATGCATATAAGTTTGCTTTAGATAATGGGTGCTATAAGTGGGAATACTATCCACTATCTGATTGTGACTATTATAAAGATCCAGATTTCCTTAAGAAGTTTGAAGAGCAATTATATTATATCTTTGAAGAGAATGCTTTAGAGGAAAATAGAGATAAAATAGTTGCAAATGTAGACACAATGTTGTATACTAATAATATGACAGAAAAGGAAAGACTAAGATCTATTAGTTGTAGACATCTTGGTCATTTCTTACATGTCGGCATTGATGGTTCTCTTTATCCATGTGGATATTTTTCTGATGATGCATTCTATTCTAATCAGACTTTAAAGATAGGTGATGTATTCACTGGATTATATCCTGAAGTGATAGATAAATTCACTAAAGAATATAATCAAACTCCAATGTGTAGTGTAGCAGAAGAAGATGGATGTAAATGTTTCCATTGCTTCGAATGTCCAGCTGTAAGCAAATTCTATAAGAATAATTTACAGAATAAAATGAGACAGCAGTGTGCTATGAGACATATAGAAAAGAAAGTCTTTGAAGATGTATATAAAAATTATGTCTTTGATGAAGATCAAATTAAACGGAATTTTACGTACGCAGAAAACTGGAACACATGATTGAGAGCCAAAGTGTATGAGAAGTTTTTATTTTTTATACAAAGGAGATCTCATAAGAATGAGTACGGAAACTATCGTCAAGAGACGACAGCTTAGGAAAAAATTTTTCCTTTTATTTCCTGCGGCAATTCCTGTTGTATACGTTTTAAAAGGAATTAATTTCATTCTTAAGTTAGTTTTGAAAAAGAAGTAAATTCTTCAAACTATGGTTATATTCCCAGTAGGTGTTAATCATCTACTGGGATATAAACATCTCGATAATGAGGTATTTATAATGAAATTTAAACATTTATATCCTGAATGTAATAATGCAATTCTAATTACAACTGATATGTGTAATTTATCTTGTAAGTATTGCTTCGAGAGTAATAAATCTAATAATATAATGACTCCTGAAACAGCTTTAGGAATCATTAAGAAAATATATAGAGATACAGGCGATCCTGAATATCCATTTAAAGTATCCTTCTTTGGAGGAGAACCTTTAATTGGTTTGGGTGCCATGAAAACAATTTATGATTATTTGAATGAAAATAATCTACCATATAAAACTGGAGCAACTAGTAATCTAACTTTATTGACTGATGAAGTTGTTGATTATTGGAAGAATGCTGATACTTTTATAACAGCATCAATAGATGGCAATAAGATTACTCATGATAGAAATCGTAGTAATTCATTTGATGTAGTATCTAAATCATTAGATAAATTGAATGAAAATAATATTCCATTTGAAGCTAGAATGACTATATCATTAGATGATATGGGCAATCTATTTGAAAATGTAAAATTTATTCATCAAAGATTTAATGCTAAACGTATAATACCGCAACTAGATACTAATATTTTACATATATTAAAATATCTTGATCTAGAAGCTCAGTGGTATAAGATAGCTGATTATTATTTAGAGAATCTAAATACTGAAACTGAATTTAATTTTGGTGGAGTATTAAGTAGATTCTTAGATTTAGATCTAACTAAACACGAAGAATGTACAAAGTGTTGTTACTTTGGGTCTAATACATCTGTAGTAATTAATTGGAATGGTGATGTTGTATCTTGCCCAGATTCATATTTCACTGAAACATATTGGGATATGAATTATGGTAATATTTTAGAAGATAACCTAAATCCAGAACCAAAATATGATTGCATAAAATATCAATTAGATGCTAGATATGCTAAGAAATGTGACTTCTGTCGTTGTAAAGGTAATATATGTAATGGCGAATGCTATCTACATATGATAGCAGATGAACGCAAAGAATTTGGTCAGAAAAATGCATTCTGTCAGATGAATGAAATATATTATGACGTAGTTAAATATATCCAGAATGCCCTTAAATAAAGGAATTAGCCCATAGGCGATCATAGCCTATGGGCATAACATTTCAGTAATTAAATAGCGTGAAAGGAGTTAAATATGCCTGATCGTGGTAAATATAAATATAATGATCCTCCTTATGTAACTGAAGGAGTTAAGATCGGAGATGAATTTGCAACTCAAGCTAATAATCTCGTAGATGTAATATACAGATTAAAAAATGAACTTAATGATATCAATCATGTTTGGGAAAATCCTGATGAGCATTATGATCGATATTATCAAGAAAAACAAATAGATGGCGATAATAGAAATTGGCATAATGATACTAAAAATAGAACTGTAACTCCTTCTAAACGAGGTCAGAAGTTGACAGTTGATAATATGAATGTATTAGTATTATATGCTAATAAAATTAAGGAAAGTCTTGGACATCTTCCTGCTAACTTATATACAGATATTCCAGAATTGACTTACGGTAGTAAAGCTAGTATTGAAACTTTCAAATTGATTGAAAATAATATTAATACTATCAGTAAGCATCTTAATAAAATATGGAATCAATCTTTTGATACAAATGGTTATTGTATTAAACCATGTCAAGTTGGTTGTCAAATAGGTTGCGAAATTGCAGCTCAAGCACCTGATATGAATGGTGCTAATATATATCCTCCTAATATTGGGATTGAAGGATTCCATTATGCATGGCCTGGTAGATATTATTCTTCTAGACCAGATCCTGATCCTAAAGGATTTATGAAAATAGTACGTGTAAACTCGCCTTTAGAACAAGAGAGTCTTTATCGTAGCGGTAGAATTTTTGATTCATATTCTGGGTTACCATATACTCATATATTTGGTGTAGTTAGTGAAGAATTAGAACGACGTATTAATAATTATAATTTGGAAAGATATCAATATAATCTTGCTCAAAAGAATTCTAATAAATGGCCTAAATATTATAAGCCATATTATTCATCCAGATGGTTATCTTATGTATTACCAGTAGACATCGACAATTGGCTAGATCCAAATAAAGTAATAGAGCATCTAGAAGTTGATAGAAATGGTGCTCATAATTATTATAGAAATATGCCTAAGCATATTCAATCAGATAATAACTATGATAAATATGTATTTGTAGATTACGATACTGATTATCTAATAGATTCAGATGAACCACAATATCAAAGATATAAAAAGGATTATTACCTATACGTTAAATATCCTAAGAAAAATGGTACGTATAAATACCCAGTACGGAAAAGTTATGACGACTGTGGTGGGTGTGAAAATAAATAGAGGTTATATAAATGGCAAAATTAAGAGACACGAATGTCAGAGACCGCTTAGAGGTTGTTGGTAGTATAACCTCTGGCGGTAAAGAAGTTTCTAAAGCTGGTCACTCTCATAGTTTATCAGAATTATCTGGTATTAATGAAGCAGTAATCGAGCTAATGAAGAAAAATACTGCATATAACTCTGAAAGATTGAATGGATTAACCTCCGATGAATATCTAAAGAGTAAAGGATATCAAGAGCTTATTGTATTAGCCGATATGGAATATCCTAATATTAAAAATTTGTCAATGGTTCTAAATAATAAAAATACATTTAGTATATCTGCTATTAAGTTAGAATTATTGATTAACTATTGTCCAGTAAATATGACACTATATCTAACTGCTGATCGTGGAGCTACATATGTAGATCAAGCTGATAGCTATGTATCTAGTAAACTAGTTGGTTTTAGATTTAAAGTTCAAAATACTGGAGATAAATTTAGTCTTTCTATAAATAATATTGATGTATTTACTGCTAAGATTGTAAAATTCTCAATAATCAATAAAACTTCTACAGGTATTAATATCCCTGATGTGACACAATTAAAGACTAATTTAGTTGTATCTACTCCAGCAGGATTTAATGAATCTGAAGGGGAACTTATTAGAATTAGACCAATAATGAATTATAACTCTATTTCCATTAATGGGATGAGTAAATCTTTTATTGCTACTAATTTTAATATGAAACGATTCTACGGCAATTCTAATGCATCTACTTTTGCATATTATCCAGTATTAACTGACTGCATTTGTGTTGGTGATAAAACTGGTAATGTAAAAGTATTTGATTTAAGAAATAAAACAGCAATCAAAGTATATGATCTAAGTAATGGAACTATTAACTTTAGATTTACAGATGTAAATAGTAAAGATTTTGATTCTGCTACTAATTTATTGATCGATGCTGGTTCGGTATTTAACGGCCAATATAATATATTAGCACTTGGTAATACAGAAAATAATTTCTTCTATCCATATGGATGTATTGACCGCTTAGATGATGGAACTAGAAGTCTTACATTTAATAATGTAACAGATATCCCTGATTGGGTATATGCAATTAGAGATCATTATCGTTCTCTTCTTGGATTATCCCCATTAGTTAAATTAACTGGTAAAATTAATGGAGTTGCATATAATGGTACATCTGATATTGAAGTGCCAGCAGCCAAATTAAAAACTCCAGTTAATATTAATGGTGTTAAATTTGATGGCACTAGAGATATTACCATTACTGCAAGAGCAAATGGCGGCAATGCAGATTCTCTTGGCAATCTAAATGCAAGTCAATTTGTTAAACAAACTGATGTTGGTAATGCTGCTAATAAAATAGTAAAATATAATGATAAAGGTCAATTAGAATGGCCTAATGGATATAAAGAATACTTTGAATAAAACAGCTAAAGATAGTACTATCTCGTATAGTACTATCTTTTTTTAATATTTTAATGGAGACTTAATATGGCAAAGCTTAATATAAAACGTGTTATAGAAAGTCCTGATGGAAATAAAGAATATCTGACTTTATATACTACTTTAGAAGAAGTAAATGGTATGGGTAAGTCTTTAGAAATACCAAATATAGGTAAAGCATATTATGGTATTGGCGAAGTAACTGATCCTCAAGCTTCTGCTAAAAAAAGATTTAATATTAATGGTACGGTTATGGCCGCACTCAAAGAGGTTACTACTAGATATTATAGTAAATACTTCTTATGTGATATTGGTGATAATGATATCGTATTACCTCCAGATGCTATCAGTGTAGAATATACATTGATTGGTGCTGGATCTGGTATGGCAATATTTAATAATCATATTTATTATAGTGAAAATGATGCTAAAATAAATGCCACTGATTATAATAAATTTGTAAAAGATATTAGTAAAATTTATCCTAATGGCGTTAATGGTGGATCTGTTTTATCTGGATCTGCAACTAAATTATCAGTAGTAAATGCTGATGACTCTGTAAAAGAAGTAGCTACCGCCAAAGGTGGGATATTGGAGATATATTCTGCTAACTTATCCACTCCAACATCTAAAACTACTAATAATTTATTATTCGATTCTAATAAAGTAAATTTCGATAAAGAAGTTTTAGAATTTAAAAATACTGCTAATTCTAATTATCGACCTGGTATTATTAATAAACTTATTGGTCATACTGTTAGTAGAAATAATTCCGTATCTGAAGATACAAGTAAAGAACTTCCTATAAATATAGGTAATGAGTACGAATCCCTAATTAAAAACAAATTAGGAATTACTGATAAAGATATAAATTACTTTATACCTTTACGTACAAATAAAGGCTGTACTGTTTACAACAAAATGGGGCCATATATAAAAACTCTTTTAAGTTATAGTAAATCGGAAAATACTGATCAAAAATCTATTCTTTCCGCTATCGGCACAAACTCCGCAAACTATTTTAAAGGGTTAATAAGCAATGAAACGATATTTCCAGGTAAGTTTTTATCTAAGCATCTAAATGGATTTAAATTAACTAATGATGATATTGGGGAAATTCCTCAATTACCAAAAATAATAAATCCAAATTATACTGAAAATTATACATTTAATGAATTTGGTTTAAATGCTGATAATGAATCAGAATTCTTCAATAAGTTATTTACAAATTCAGTAGATACTGGTTCTATAAATGGTAATGAAATATATTATTATAGTGATAACTCTGGAGTAGTATCCAAACTCAAAGCATTAGCTAAAACAAATATAAACTCCAATCCAAGAACTGATGGATTTATTAATCAATTCTATAAAAATATATCTACTCGTGCTTTTAATAATGATGCCATTGGTGGGAAACGTATTAAATTTAATGGGGTTACCACTTCTTTCAATAATCTTAATAAATATTTTGATCAAGATACTTTAAATTGTGATTTCACTGTAGGCAGTAATCTTAAATTAGACTACTCATTCTACTTTGGTCAACTCCAAACTTTCTTTAATGAAACAAATGACAAATATGATTTTACAAATGATGATACCTTCTACAAGTTTAATCCATTTAGCGCTGGCTGTATTACTGGCGCTCAATCTGAAGTTGTAAAAGGTATAGTAAATGTAAAAGGTTGCAAAGCTATACGTTTAAGTATTGGTGAGCATGGCAAAATTTATAATAATAAAATAGGCTTAGACGCTAACGATTATTTCAAAGATATTGAAGCCAATGGGTTTGCTATTATTAAAATTAACTTTACATCTAATGCTCAATATACTGCTAGTGATGAACAATACCTAAATAATCTTAAATATAGTTTGAATAACGAATATAATTCATATACTGCTATATCTAAAGATAAATTACCTTTCTATGGTACAGTGAATGCATTAACTTGCCGTGAAACCATTTCTGGTAATAAATCTAAGATGTCCCCAAAATATACAACTGGCCAAATATTGAATAAGACCAATGGGCGTAACACAAGGATAAATAGATTTAATCCTATAATTGCTGATACTTCAGAGGATGCAATATTCTCCAATTTCTATCCAAATGAAAGCGGTTTCTTATTGGACTTAAATAATGAAATTATTTATCCATCTGCTATATATAATATTCATGATATAAGCCCAGTTAGATATAATCCTTTATATACTAAATATATATCATATTCATCTTTCTATAATACTGAAAGTCCTAATAATTTTAATAATTTTATTAGAATTATGGAAAGTGATTCTGCTAAATATTTATATTCTTTATCTAATATTAAAGATTATGATATTCAGTACTCATCTTCAAATCTAATAAGAAATAATGATTTATTCTACATTAATTTTAGTAAATCTAAAAATTTAAGATCTATTTATTATATTAAGAGTAAGTCTAAATTAACTGTATTAGATTTACGTAGTATAAAAGGCGATTTAAGCTTAAGCAATATTACTCCAGATGGTGATGTAAAAGTTTTATTTAATCATCAGACTACTTTAAATCTATCAAATTTCCTTAAAGATTTTAAAGGTGATTTTATTGCGGATCCTGCTATTCCAGAAACTTGTATCTCAAACTCTATAAGTAATACAAATGCATTATCTACTGCCTTTAATAATGCTCAAAATATTAAAGATTTAAGTATGCATGAAATTAGAAATGACAGAAATTTTAAAAATATCACATTCAATAATGTGTATACTAACTGTTTCAATCTGATTCATACTACTAAAAATTTCTCTAAATTAGTAGAAAAATCTACAGATAGTACTAATTTCTCTATGCTATTCTATTCATGTAAGAAATTAAATACAGAAGAAATGCTAATTAATTTTGGTAATCATACCGGCAAATTAAATATGTATGCAATGTATTATAATACATCAATACCAGTAATAAATGATACTATTGATTATAGTAATCTTGAAAATGGTTCATTAATGTATGCTAAAACTACATTAAATCATCCTCTCAATAATGAAAAAGTAGCAAGATTCTACTTTACTGACAAAATGGCATCGATCTTTAGTGAAACTACATTTAATGATATTAATTTTACACAAAAATTAGTAAGTAAATATAATACATTTGCTACCGATACAAATGTGAAAAATCTAAATGTATTTAAGAATGCAATATTCCCTAGTGATCAAGAAAATAACCCAGATTTAGTTTATAAGCTAAGTGGTAAATATAATAATCATGGTAAAATTAATACAGATGCAAAATTAGAATTTGAATATACAGAACCTATCACTGATATTACAAATGATGATATGGGTATGAAAGATATGACTATGGGTTATGATTTGAAATTGCTCCAATCAAATAAGTTCATTGATAGTGTAACAAAAGTAACTGCATCATCAATTTCCCCAATGGTCAAATCTAATATATTTAATATGAAATTTAATAGACTGATACCAGGTCCTCGTACAGTCGATACAGAAACAAACGTTAGATTTATTCTTTCAGAAAAATCTACAGATGTTAAACTTTTAGGACCACTAGTGCCAGGATTTGAAGATAAATATCATGCTGAAGTTTATGGTATTAATAAGAATTTTGAATTGACGTCAAATTCTACATATGAAAATATTATAAATACTCTAAGCAACGTCTATGGCGCAGCATGCTCTTGTATGTATAATCCAAATGAGTATCAAAAAAATAATGTTGGCTTATATCTTTCTGATGGACCAGATGAGTACCATACAATTCATGATAGTGTAATTTATTATGATAGACAATACCCTGTCAATATAAAAATATTTTATCAACAATATAAAGATGATCAAGGCGTTCCAGCTAATAATGCTGAACTTAAAAAGGAAATTGCTAATATAGATAATGTAAAATTTATATCTACATTTACAGTTGCCGATAATATAAACAAAAATACAACGTCTATTTTTATCGTTAACAACAACGATGAACAGGAACGTATTGATTTTGACAATTTTACAAGTAAAGGAAAGAAAATCCTTATAGTAATTTCTAATGGTCAAAATAAAATTGTAATAACTCTTTATAGGGTGAATACTACTAAATACGTAGTATTGTATGATGAAAAATGTAAGCTTAAATGGGCCCCTGTATACTCGCATTACGATATTTCATTCTACCCAAATCGGGATTATACTGATGAATCTTTGAAATCTAAACCTAGAGCTACACCAATTCCTACTAATGAATGCACTATAACATTTAATACTAATTCACTAGATAGAAATGCTTTAGGTGAATTACAAGAATATATTAAGTGCGTGAATTATCGTAGATCTAAACCAGTCCATGCTATAATCAAAATTAGAGACAAGGCTAACTGGAATAATATACTACTAACTCAAACAATTTAAGGAGAATCTTATGAGAAAATATGCACAAATCTTCCATGGTGAAGTAATCTATATTATTGACTCCTTTGCATCTTTAAGTGATCTAAGAGAACACTTTTCTGAAGATACAGTATGGCTCGATATTACAGAAATGGAAGATATCGAGGTTGGTTATATTCAAGTTGTAGATAGAGATGGTCGAATTACATTTAGACCTGGTGTTGATAATGATTTTGATTCACTAGACGACTCTGAAAAGATCAATGCAATGATCTATGCTGCTAAAGTAAGACGAGATAAATATCTTGATGAATTAGCTCAATCTAAACGATATTTAGATGCTCGTGATTGCTTTGATTATGATTATGGCATTTATTCCGATGGCCATAAGCTAAAGGATCTTAAGTTCAAATTAGATCAATTTATATTAGAACGAGTTCCTAGTTTGATATCTTTAGATGCTGCTAGGGATCTAGATTTTGAATCTGAAGCAAAAAGATTAGAATTTGAATGGTAAGAAAGAAATACCCCATAGGAGTTGAACTCCTATGGGTATATTTTTTATATTAAAACTTCATTAATGGATAAGGATTAATATGATCTGGATGGATATTATTATTAGTTGAGTTATAAACCGGGGATGATTTATCCATGTATTCTAAAATACACACATTACATCTTAAAGATTTTTAATCAATATATCCAGAAAGAGTAAACATTTTGGGTTATATATTATTATTGTGATTCATATATCTTATATTTATCTTAAGGAGGAAAAGTATATGAAAATTTTTAGCGTATGTGCAAGAGTAGATTACAATGGTCAAGATGTTATCGACTTAGGTTTATTTAAGTCCTCTAATGCTGCGTTATTAGCGATGAAAACATTTATTGATAATCATGTTAGATCCGCTAGTAAAATTAGTATAGAGCTATTTACCTTTAGCGATAATACTTTGAACGATGATGCTAGTCTTCCATATACGACTACTGATCTTATGTATAATCCTAGTACTAAGAAGTATGATGATCTAAATCCAGTATTATTTGTATAATACTGGTAGGAGGGAGAAGTTAATCTCCCTCCTTTTATTTTTTTTTGAAAAAATAACACCCATAGGAGTTCAACTCCTATGGGGATATTTTTTTATATTAGAATTTCATCATTGGATAAAGATTAATATGGTCAGGATGAATACTTCTACTATTAGAACTATATACTTCTGAAGATCTAGATGCATCAAACTTCAACTTTTTACCAAAGTATTGTTTATTAAAAGTTTCCATATTTGCACCAGTATTGGTTGGATCACTATCTTTAACAAATGCCCCAGATGCCTCTTCTATACCGATTTGACCACCGGTACGAATAGCCATTTCGCCAGTAATTTTAGGAGCACTAGAAGTGACATAATTACCAATATCTGGAGTATCTATATCGGCTTTTAAATATACATATCTATAGTCTGGTAGGAAGAATTTATCTGTACCAGATTTTCTAAATAGGCCTTTCTTATTAACATCTGTAGTCCAAAGACTATTCTTTTCTACAAATTCATAAAGTCTAGGATATCTAGAAATAGAAACTTCTCCGCCATTAGCTAATACATAACCATCTGGTTTATAAGGTAATAATACAAGTTCACCGATTAGATGATTATCATCTTTATCAAAATATTGTACTGTAGAATTACCTTCTAGGTTAATAATAGCACCTATAACATTGCTGTTATTTTTCAATGTAGTGGCATTATTATTATTTACAAAAACTGCATTATTAGATACAACTTGGTATGCTTTTCCTTCATAGATGAATTTTTCACCTTTAACGAATTTAGCATTAGTATTCCAAATTCTATATCCACTTTGCATTTCAATAGCTTTAATTAGAGTTGTAGCCATGGTTTCTACACTACTATTAGCAGTTTGTGCAATCTGTCTAATAGATTCCATAGTTTCACTTACAGTAGAAACATTGGCTAATTCTAACCAGTCATTATTAGACTTATTATCTAAAGCAAATTTAAGAGTTTTTGTTGCTCTATTATAACCAAATTGGCCAGCAAAGTTAGGGGTTCCACTTAGATTACCGCCAATATTGAAATGGTCAACAGATAACCAGCCATTTTGGCCATCAGCGATATAATATTGAACTCCGCCATAAGGTGCCCAACCTGGAGCAATTTGACCTTTAGTGATACCACTCAATTTAGGGGGAGTTACATAAGGTCTAAATATAGTATTACCATTAGATGGAACTACAGTTGTATTCCAATTAAATGGAGTATTTACTAGAATTGTGCCGCCGCCAGATGTATTCATTACATAGTATACATTATTGGCAGTATTTGTATCGCCACCTACAGTGATATTAGAGTTAGGGCTAGTAGCTAAACCAGATCTAGCACTACCGTTTAATGTAATATTATTACATACTATGTTAGATCCATCTGTTACAGTAATATGGGTAAATCTATCTCTTAGAACCACACTATTATTAAAAGTACATCGTTCAAATCTGCCGTTAGTATTGCTCATGATTACGTTGGAATAATCTGTATCAGATGCTACAGTAGGATATACTTTAAATTGAATATTTTCAAATCCTACATATTTAGAATCTTTAATGATTAATGGTGGTAAGAATACATTACCACTACCATCACGTTTGAATTCTAAATGACTTTGAAGGTTTTTAATTACAACCCCAGTTCTTGTACCGGAATCTGCAAAATCATTTAAATGATCATCACCAGTATAATCACCGGATTTGATATTAACATTTATATCACTATAGTTATTGGAGTGAACAAATCTAATTACGTCACTTAAATTATTAAACGGTGTTTCTTTATCACCAGTTCTATAATTTCCAGTATATGATTGATCTAAATAGATATCTAATGCAGAACCTTGCATATTAACACCATCGCGTAATAATTTAGAGTTATAACTAACACTATTATTTTTAGATGTATATGTAATTTTGATATCTTCTACTTGATCACCGAGTCCGTAAATATTAGCACCAAGTTCAGATAAAGTAACTTGGTAGTTGTGACCAACTGTATTACCACGAAGTTGTTTAGCATTTGCTGTAACTACAACATCAGTAGGACTAATTTTACGATATACTGCTGGCATTTCAGTAATACCATGATGATGAGATTTGAGTAAATCTACATTAGAAGGTACATACTTAGCAGTATTTTGCATACCCTCAGTTAAGCAATCACCTTCTAAAACTACATTACGTCCAATATAGCTAACTAATAACCCAATAGATAGGTTATTATAATTATTATTAGCTTTATTACCAGTCTTATAATAATCATAATCTGCTTGAGAATTATTATAGAAAGTTAGTTCAGCACCATTAAAAGATTGCAACCCATTAGGAGCAACTTCACATGGAATGCTATTAGATACACATAAATTATTATATTTATTATATAAGCTTTGTAATACAGATTGACCTACACCATTAGGTCCACTAGTAAATGCAGTTTTAGATACATCAGGAAGATAAACTTTTTCTACTTTTTTACCAGTAATTAGTTTTTCTAGATTGCCATAATGATCTGCGTGGAAATGTGTAATCAAAATAAATTTAAATTTAGTGATTTGATTTTCATCCATGCATCGTGTTATGGATTGGAATGATTGATTAGATTCACTAAAGCAATCAACTATAAACCAATTAGCATTATCAATACCTACAATTGTGCAATCACCTAAATCAGTTTCTGCACCATATTTAGGGAAGATAACACTTAAAGATTTTTCATCAGCTTTTTGTATTTCTTTTTTGAATGCTGTTAATTCATTTCTAAAATTGTTTACAGATTCATCTAATTCAGGGCGATAGATAGTTACTTGATTATTAGAGCCTCTACTACGAGAAACTTTATAAACAACTAACTCAAATGTATCACCTTTATCAGCAGAATATCCTAATAAAACTATAGATTTAGAAGTTTCACTAAATTTATAGTTAATACCTTCTGTCAATCTAATACCATCTTGGAATACTTCTAATTTATCAGTGCCAGGATTATAGTTTAGTGCATCAAATTTGATGCTAGACTCACCATCAGCAGCCGCCGTATATGTATAAGTAGTACTATCAATAAGATATGGCATACCATTTGTTACATACAAACGATTAGATTTAGAATCAAATTGTAGTGATAATTCATCATTAGCTTTAATTTGACCGGCTTTTACTGGAGATGCACCGACAAAAATTGGATAAGATACGCCACCAACCGTAATTGTGGCATTATCTGCAACGTCAGCATGGAAACGAGTTAATAGGATATTACCATCGATTAGTTTATAATCATCAGATAAGTTAGTTCCCATATGGGAATTATCATCTTTTGTAGTACAACGAATAACGATAGCACTTCTATCCATTAAGTTAGCCATTACATCATATAGACCTTTAACTGCTGCACTTGTGGCAACTGCAGTGGTATCATTAGTCATATAGTCATTGCTATACTTAACCATTCTGTCAATAGGAATAGTACCTTTAGCAATATATGCACCATCAATAAAATTCATTGTTTCAAGCTTAGGGGCTTGAGTGTTATAAATGAATTGGAAGTTGATAGTACGGTTAATATCCACTTCTTCTTGGAAAGTAATAGTATTATTTTCCACAGAATAACGGTTTGGATATATTTGAACTGTACCAATATATACTAGCATAGCATTAGGATAGTTGAAGTATCCTTCGAATGGTACAGGAATATTGAAAGTTTTACCTTTCTTAGTAACTACGATAGAATCAAAAGAAGAAGAAATATGAGATATCTGTCTAACTTTAGATTCTACAGTTTCACCATCATCAGTATAAACCTGAGATGCAATTGTTAAAGGGGCAAATCGTTCTTCACCTTTAACTAAAGTTGTTGGAGTGATATTCTTATAATCACCAATAACTTTACTAATTTCTTGAGAAGCAATTACATTATTCCAGTTCTTTTCTTGAGTCCAAGTATAGAATAATTGAGTTCCCTTTACATAGTATACTTTGCCAGCACTAGCTTTATCATTATTAGATAATTTAAATCTGTCGGCATCTGTATCTAGAGCTACAAAGGAAGATGTTTTAAAACGAATGTCATAAGCAACGTCATAAAATGCTTCATTTGTATCATTTGTTAATATAAACTGACCTTCAGTAATAGGGACCTGAGATAAATCGGCCCGATTAGAAGGTGTAAATTTTAAAGTCGCCATCTAAATAAACCTCCAGATTAATTATCGATATTTGCGTCTTTACCTACAAAGGTAGGAGAAACGGTACAGAACCAGTTGATACCACCATCATAAGAATTAAGTCTAACTAATTGAGCTTCATTATTCTTACTAGGAATGATACGTTTAGGTAATTTAAGTTCAATACCATCTTTACGAGTAATATGTACATTGAATGCTTGAGCCCCAATATTATGAGGACTAAGAATCAAGATGATTTCTTGAGTTGTATCAGTTACAGCTTTGATGGTAAATTGAGGTTCAGCTGTATCTAATAGGAAGTTGTATACAACACCAGGAGTGATTTCTTTAGAAACACCACCAGCTAAGTTAACTTGAGATTCTTGTCTTAAGTTATTTCTATTAGTATTAGCAGCTTCAAGAGCTCTAATTTTAGGCAATGGATCTTCAGCCGATAATAATCCATTTACTTTAGATTGTAATTGTGCGAAGCTATTAGTTAATGTATTTGTAGTTTGTTCAACTTTCAATACATTTTGTGTTAAGTTAGGAATAGCTTCCAATGCAGTAAGTCTTGTTTTATAAGAGGTTAAGGTATCACCAATATTCAAGTTATCATAAGCATCAATACGTGCACCCAAAGCATCACGAGCTTGAGTATTAGTAGTATTATATTTCTTTAATTCTTCTAATTCACTATTAACCAATCTAGTTCTAGTTTCAATACCATCAGAGATAGTAGAAACTTTTTGTTTCAATTCATTAATAGTTGCAGTATTGTCACCAGCTTGCTCTAAGGTGGATACTTTTTGTTGTAGAATACTAATCTGAGGCCCATAATCTGTCTTAGCTTCAATTTTATCAACCTTACCTTCAACAGTTTTAACTCTAGCAGTCAAGTCTTCTTTTGCTTCTAAAGCAACAAGACGTTTCTTAGCATCATCAATATCAGTTGTAACAGCTTTTACATTATTAATTGCAGATTCAATCTTACCATTAAGTCCATCAGCTGTTGTTTGAGCACGAGTAGCAGTTTCTTTTGCAGTATCAACATCTCTTCGTAAAATAGGAAGATCTGCATATTGGTCTGCCGTAATTTTAATCTTAGCTACATCTTCTTGAAGTTTCTTAAATTTCTCTGCATCTGGAGGTGCAGTTTCTTCTAAGTGACGTACACGATCTACGATATCAGTATCTGTACGAGCTACCCATTTAACTACATTACCATCTTTAACTGGGTATGTATTATTATTTGCACTTTTGAATCCATTAATTTCAATATTTCCATCAAAATTAGAAATGGAATCATTATCGAATTTGATTTGAGGAACCCGATAACGCTTATTAGGTTCATCTAAAGTTTTAAGGTTAAATTCAGATAATTGTTTAATATATTCGCCTAGGTTTACAACACCTACGCCTTTGATATTGAATGTATAATTAGATAAGTCTACATTCTTCTCTACTTCTTTTAGAATAAGTTCTGTTATATCAAAGATAACAGATTTATCTTCAGCCGAAACTACATATAGCTTGCCCTTTTTATAGTCAAATAAGATTTCTTTCTTCTCTGCCATAAAACGAGAGTTATAATCTAATGCTATAAGAGGGACACGAAGACCATTATAGTTGGAAGTTGCCATTATCGTTTACCTCCTTGAAAAGTTAGATAATTACATTAATGTTCAAAAATAGAGCTAGGACACAAAAGGCCCTAGCTCTATAGTTTTGAACTTAATTAACCATTTTTATTTATAATAGTATCACCATCATGAATAATAACTTTATCGATATCAATGATTTCATTTTCATCGTCAAAGTCAATTTCTGGTAATGGTTTATTGAATACTGGTTTATCTTTTTCTAATATAGCTTCCTCTTCGGAAATTACATGAGATAAACTTGGGTCTCCAACTAATTCGCTATTCTTAGGCTCTACATTTAGTTTTTCATAATTAATATGAGGGTTAGCCAAATGATCAGCATTAAGAGTATTAGCAATATACATATTCTTATTGAAGGTATTTACATCTTCTACAGCTGTAGTGAATGAAATACCAGCAGCGCCATGTAACTTCTTATTTTCATATCTAGTCATATCTAATTGAGTAGATGTGGTTTGTGGAGTTACAAAAATCGTATAGCTTTCCATTGGTTTAACTTTGATATATGTAGTAACCTCTTCAGGAATAGTACTAATGCTTCTGGATGCAGATACGCCATTAGCCAATAGATAGTTAAATCTTTGTCTATATGTAGTATTATTACCAGAGCTATCAATTACATATGTATCTGTAGGTTCTACAAAACCAACTTCAGTTGTACCAATAGCAAACTCTGTATGATCTGTAGCAAATAATAATTCACTACCACCGATAACAGTATTTAGTAATGTAGAATCATATTCATTTGCAATTCTATCGTAGAATTTATTTACATCTAGATCTTCTATATTACCTGGTTCTGGAATTGGAGCAGTAGAGAAGTCAATGTAATTATATCCACAGAATTGGAAGCTTGCTGAATGTCTATCAATATGATTTGGATTGCTATCTGTAGGGGTACTCTTATATCCACTACACATTGTAAGAATAATTTCAGCTACATTATCAGGACAAGTCCAATAGAATTCACCTGGATCAGTAAATGGCTGATTATATTCAAGCATTGTATCATCACTATAGATTTCAGCAAAGTCTTCAATATATTCATCAGCTACTCTTGTAGTATCGCCTTTATATAAAACTACCGCAGAATGTCTATCGGAGTCAAAGTTAATTCTATAAGGTAGATTATATTGAGGTAAATCAGTCTTACATAAATTATATGCAATATTTACAAATCCATTTTCAGGAACTTTGATTCTATATTTTAAACCTGGGTAAACCTTCACATTAGTAATTACTTCTTTATGATAGTAATTTGGTCTAAATCTACCACGAGTAATTTCATTATCATTTAATCGTTTAGGGATAAATGATGGTTGGAAATTATTCTTATCTAAATCAAGATTTGTAGAATAAGGTTTGTCTAATGGGATACTAGCTTTGGTCAAGTTATTATATCCAATTACTTTTTCTACATAATCTGCAACTTGAGTTGGTAATACGTAACTAATACCACCATATTCAATATCAGAATCTGTAAAGTATCCAAGAGTTTGCATTGCTTTAGTAATTGGTTTAATACGTCCAGCAGATGCAATTGTTTTTACATTGAGTAGAGATACACCTTTAGGTACAACGAATGTATACTTAGTAGGAGAGATATATCTATGAGTAGTTGTAGCTAATTCATAAATAGATCTATTTTTCAATGTAGTTGTATCATAAGTATAAACAAATGGTAATCCTTTATTTATACCATTACCTAAGTAATGAGTTCTGATGATATCATTAATGATAGCTTCTTGAGAAGTATCTGGTACAATATGACCTTCAAGATCTGTAATATTATTATAAATATTGAATAGCTTATTGATATCTTCATTAGAAACTTGGTTCATGATAATATCATAATCAGAGTTAATATTTCTATAAGTATCTAATTCAGGAATAGACGGAGTATAATCGATCAATACTGTATTGAAACGAGTTTGAACGTCACTCTTAAGTCTAATGATATTATTAGCGATATCCTTAATATTATCTCTATCAATTTTCTTACCATTGATGTATAAGAAATATAGATTACTATTCATAGGATGCTCTAAATCAACTCTGTTTAGATAAATATATCCACGTTCATTAATCAATGGATGTTGTACATCTTCTCGATCTAATGATTTATTGGATTGGTTAGCGATATAGAAATATAAGAATGATAATTGTTGACCTTTAAGAAGAGATTCATCGTAGTTTAATAAATATAATTTATTAGAATCAACGTCGATATTATATCTTGTAGGATCTAAGTAAGTTTGATTTGCAAATACCATTACGGAATTACCTTGCTTGAAGTAATTTCTATATGGTAAAGGAATATCAAATTCCATTTGATTATCTACAATAGCATCAACGTCGATGATTTCTTTTTGAATTACTACATAGTCAGAATCAATCAATGTAAATGTAACTTGACGATCAGTCGTAGTTACAATATTATCATCAATGATAGTTAATGTATTATTCGTTTTAGAAATTATATATTGAGATTCTCTAATAAAAGTAGAACCAACGGTAACAAGAATCTTCTTATCTAATAGCATAGAATCTGTCCAAGGAATATTGAATACTCTTTGTCCATTTTCAGAGCATACTACAGATTGTGTTTTGAAAGTAGCATATTTAGAAGTATCAGCAATCTTACCAATAGTTGCAGTTTCAGAATCAATTTCTTCAAGATATGCAAATATGAATGTAAGAATACGACCTTCAGGAACTCTATCTTCATTACTTAAGAATCTAAAGTCATTACCGTCAATTTCAAATCTACGATTATCAATATAAGTATCGCCGATTACACAGAAGAACTTGCTTTCTTTTCTGTTATAATCATGGAATAACTTAGGTAATTTAAATACCATCTGACCATCTTGATCTGCACGAACTTCTTCGATGGCAGTTTTTACAGATAAGTTTTTGCCAGTGATAAAGTTGAATACCAATTCTTGTCCTCTATCTAAACCTTCAGTGGTAAGTAATTCAACAGTCTTTTCTTTTTTATCAACGTAGTATTCATTACTATTTAAAAATACACCGTTCTTAATTAAGAAGAAACTATTATCATCTTCGAAGTATTTAGTATATGGTAGAGGAATACTGAATTTAGTTTGATTAGAAATTGTAGCTCTAACTGTAACAGCAGTTGTACTTACTTTATTCTTATCATTAGGATAAATGAATACGAATACTACAGCAGTACCTTTAGCAAGACCAGTATTAACATTCAAGAATCTAATAGTCTTAGTCTTTTCATTAATGATATATCGATTAGGGTTTACATATAACCCACGATAAGATACGAAGAAGAAACCATTAAATCCTTCTGGATAAGGAATTTCAAATTCTAATTGATTATCTCTTTCAGTAGTAACGAATCTAGGATCTACATTAAGTACATCTTCTTCTTCAATACCACCATAAGGATTAAGATCAATATTTTTATTGTAAATGAATACAAATGTTAATTCACGACCATAATCTACATAATCATCAGGATCAGTAAATACGATCTTACGGCCAATTACATTATATCTAGATTGGTCTACCATAACGGAGCCTCTCATTAAGAAGAAGCTTTCTCCATTAAGTAATTGAGATCTAGATGGATAAGGAATACTAAACATTGGTTGTTTATCTATAGTTGCTCTAACTGTAACTACATCGACTTGGTTAGAACGACCAATATCAACATAATTAAAGTTATAAGGTAAATAGAAAACATCGATTGTATCGCCAGGTTGAGCCACTCTACGGACATGGATACATACTTCAGTGGATGTATTTTCCACTTGTGGTACAATTACCCTATACATGTCTTTTGTGAGCATTCTATTATTATGGAATACCACAAATCGTTCAGTATTAAGGCAAGGAATAAAGTCACGACTAAAGAAATAACGAACTGTTGGTTTATTTACTTGGAAATGAGCATATTTGAATTGGTTTTTAGCAGCCATATAGATAGTCTTACCATAATATGCTGGATTAGTAAATGTAATTCGTTTATGATCTTTATCAACTTTATATTTAACGTCAAAGATAGTACGTTTATTGAAGTTTAGCTCTTTATAAATATGATCTTCAGTATAGTTAGCAAATACCATTAGATCATCATATTTAATTAGAGTATTTTCAATACTATTATTATCTTCAGTACAATTTACTTCGATAAAGTTATTATTAACTCCAGTAAAGTAAACAATTTCGAATGTATTATAATCAGCAATCTTAGAGATTTCAGTATCAGTTAATGGAACTTCAAAATCGGCTCCAACATAACGAATTCTATGATAGTGATCCCATAGTTCACCATCTTTATGAATCATTACATATACATCAGGACTCTTATGGAATCCACGAGGCATTCTTAATACATTATTAGAAATATTTTGCTTAAATTCGGCACCAGTGAATTGACGGCTATGAATTTTAAGACGTTTCTTGTACAAATCATTGAATAACTTAGAGTTATACCGACTTATATATCTAATACCAGAGTTTACATTATCTTCATACTCAGTATCGCCTTTATATTTGAAATCGAAGTCTCTACCTAGAGCAGTTGTATCTAGTTGAGGCATTTCGTTTTCTTTTTCAGCAACCAAGTGTTTAAGAAGAGTTGTATTTTCAGGAATAGTAATATTACTTAAGTTATGGTTAGTAATATCTCTATAGAAGTATTTGATATCCAAATCATAATCGATTGGATCTCCATTATTCATAGAAATTAAGTTAAGATTCTTAACTTCTGGATCTAAATCTTTATCAAATAAAGAGTTCTTCCAGCATAAGAAGTTATTATTAGTTAACTTGAATTTAGAATTTACTCCTAAATCATAGTTAACTAATTTACCACCATTAAGAGTTTTGATGTTACCATAAGTAACACCCATCTTTTCAGTATCTAAACTATAAACAGTTGCACCGAATCCAGATAGTGTACCATCATCGGCAAATCGGAATAATTCTTGATAGCCTCCGGGGATACGTCTGGATTCAGAATAACTCATATATGTATAAGGGAGATTTACTATAGCTACTTTTTCAATATGAAGACCATTAACATCTTCAGTCTTCATTTCATCAGCTACGATATATGTATATTTGGAATTACGAACAACTCTGAATGAAGACCATTTAATATGATGACCATTTACGAAAAGCATAAATGGATATACTAAACCTTCATTAACCGCATCAGTCATTCGTTTATCAAAGTTAATATTTTTTCTATTAACTTTTAGAACTCTATATCGAACACCTGTTACTCGTAAGATGAAACCTTTTGTTTCATAGGTTACATATTTACGGATACCATCAGCAACATAGTAGTTTGTCTTCTTCCAAGTCAAATCTACTACTTCTGGTACTATACCTTTTTGAATACTAGAAATATTAGTTGTGGAATAATTCTTAAGTTGATCAACGTAGTTATAAACTTCGTTATCGTAAAGCTTCATAATAATTGCCTCCCGTTTCTAGAATACTTTTTACATATTCTGGAAGACCACGGTTAGTAACTTTTTCAATAGTAGATTGATTATTTAAATAGCATCCAATATAAGCATTAGTCATCATAGAAGAGAATGCAGGGAAATATTCTAATGCGAATAATGTGGATGGAGTATATAATTTAACCCAAGCAGCGATAACTGCTTCAGTAGTTAATTTTTGTAATTTCAATGCTTCACGAAGCATCTTAACAAAGTTATCAATATTTCTGAAGGAGTCTTTATCAATATAAGTTTCGATTAATTCGACTTCACGTTCAGAGATACGAGCAATTTGTTTAGAGAAGTCTGTATTGTTTGCATATTCATAAGTATCTTTAGCACCACCCATAATATTACGAATGAAATATTGGGAAGCTAAGAATACACAACGATTATGAATATTGCTTACAGAGTTAGTTTTGAATAAGTAATTAATTACATTATTGAATAAACTTGCAAATGCATAAGATCCAGCTTTGATAGTAGAAGATTTAGAAATGATTCCACGATAGCCAGAGAAATACATTAAGTTTACAGATGCATCTAATAGATATGCAACCAATTGTTTGATATTATTGCATACATATTTACCATCTTTTTTATCAAGAATTTGGGAGCAATCTACGTATACAACGTATTTACCATTGCCACCTTTAACATCTTTTGCAGTAACAACACGAGTGCTACGGTTTAGAGGATGTTTGCTAATATATAGTCTAATAGATTTAGATTCCATTGCAGCTACTAAGAAGCCACCAACTTGGCTTTTCTTAACATCATATGCTACATCAGAGAATTCATCGGATTTTACGTCAATTAACGTACCACCATGAATAAAGTTCAGAATGGATTTTTCATATTCATCTTTATATTGCTTAAAGATGAAAGTTTCGTTTATCAGTTTACAATTCAACTGTTGTGCCATTTAGTAAACCTCCTTGAGTTATAAGAAAATATTACTACAATGTTTAAAATATGAGTGTATACACCCCTAGGGGCTTGAAGCACCTAGGGGTTATATAACACTGGAGATTAATTATTAAAATGAAATTAAACAAAAGAAAAGAGTAAACTAACAAATAGAGCTCACAAAAATCTTAAGGTTAAGGTGAATATAGTTGGCGAAACTATATTTATTATAAAGTTCCCATGAAATTTTTATAAACAGTAGTTTTTACATTAAAATACTTTATAATGATTGAGCGAGGTATTAATAAATGTCTTACTTTAATATAAATGACGATATAATTGAGACTGGAACTTATGAGCATGGAACTAATAAAGTTCCTAGTGTGACACAAGTATTACATCATATTCATGAGGATTATATAGCTAATTGGGCTAATTCTCTTGGATTCAAAGGTATAGGTTATAAAAAAGAATTAAATAGATATGCAACCGAAGGTACTAAAGTCCATAATGAAATCGAGAACTTCCTAAGAAATGGATCTCCAATGGTTTCTGGTGATAATATTAGTATGGGATTTGCATCATTTCTTAAATGGTTTTTAGATGCCGGTGTTAATAGTAATAGAATGATAATTCCACTAATGTTAGAACAATCTTTCATCGGTAAATATTTCTGTGGTACTATTGATGCAGTATTACAGATAGGAGATAAAATCCATATAGTAGATTATAAGACATCATCTACTATTGGATATAAATATTTTATACAGCTTGCGGCTTATAAATATATGCTAGATAAAGCTGGATTACCGTGTGATTATTTAACGATATTACAATTAGATAAATATAAAGCAAATGCAAACCAATATTCTATTTCAATTAAAGACAATTCTGAATTGATAGATGAATTATTCAATGCATTTGTATATACTTTAGAATCTATGGTATCAATAAATACAGTTAAAGAAATTAAAGTATCAGATTTTAAATTTAGGAGTATCAAATGAACGAGATCAATGTATCTTCTCTTGATATTATAGCAAGAATTCTTACTATATTCATATTTTCATATATTTTAGTAATAGTCATTCAAAATATAAGAAAATCAAAAAATAAAAAATATTCTGCTGATGAAAATTTAAATATAATCAGTCACTTCTTAGTCGTAGGAACTAGTATGCTATCTTTGTATGCATTACTCGTAATACTCTATGAAATTATAATTAATCGTATAGGGTGATAGATATGTCAGATAGTAATATAGACGAGGTTAGCCTCCATCTATTATTTATACAAGCTTTGACAAAGAAGACTTCATATGATAAGTCTAATTTAATATATAGAACTTATTGTCTATATTTATATAAGAAGTCTATATCGGATATAATCAAATATGTAAAGAATGAAAATATTTATGATGTATTATATGGACTTCTTTCAATTCAATGGTCTCTAAAAGATGCATATTATATATCAGAAAATTCTAGAATAGATAGAACTAAGGATAATAACTTTAGTGCTATTATTATAGAGAAAGATGATAAAAAGATAAATGCCATAGTTGGACCAATTCAGTATACTGCATCCAATAAACATATTGAAGCTAATATAACTTATATAGATGATGAAAATAGAATGGCATATACAATTAATAAATATTCTAAAGAAGATGATAATCCTCTAAAGAAATATATAGAAGATGAAATCAGGAATATTATAATTGAATTCATGAAGTCATTAATTAAAAATTCTTAATACTGATATATTATAAATATGAAAGAAAGGTCTAGTGATTTAAATCACTAGACCATTATTTTTATTTATTTTAGGAGGAGTATAATATGGACAATAATTATTTTGGCAGAACTTTACGTCGCACGTTTGATATATCTGGTATAGATATTAGCGAGGCTGGAGTTAAACGATTATCTGATTCTACTGAATTTTGTTATGCATGTTATCCAATCATTGAAGTTCTAAAAGTTCTTAAAGGACCAGATTGGATTCATCTTCTCAAGGAGATTGAATATTTAAGAGGTAGGATTACAAGAGCTTGTGGGTGGTATACAGTTAATGTATATACGTTTGTAGGAACGTCTGATAAACATATCGAATTCAAATTATATCCAGATCAAATAGCTTGGATTTCTATTACATTTGCATTACGTGGGGATAATAGATTAGAAATTGTAAAATTAGATTACAATGAAGAAGCTGGTAATATGTGTTATTTCGAAAATACACATTTGGCATTATTCATTGATGCAGTATATAGTTTATACGATACACTATTTACTGCTATAGATTATGAGGATCCATTGATCAAGTGAGGAGATTTAATATGAAATATGGTGTAAAGGAAATAAAAAATTTTAATGAATGTATTAAGAATTTATTCTCTCTATCTGTTTTAGTAAGAGGAATTCTTGTCTGCAAAAAAGGAACTAGAAGTGATATCTGTAAAACTTCTAAAGGTTTAATTACAGATACTCGTATTATTATCGGTGGGTCTAAACTAGCAATTCAAATTGGTAATATTAAGATTGCTGCAACTACATTGAAAACCAATGATATCAATGTAACTATTGAAAATGAAGATAAGAAATCTATGCGTGATATCAATGGGTTCATCTTAGATATCTATACAAATCTTACTAATGAATACGGCTTCTATGTACTTCCTGAATTTGAGCCACATAACACAACTAAGGTTGTATATGCTAAGACTGGCGAAATTATATTAGCCACATATACTAAACTTTGTAATAATTATGCAGATCGTGCTAAGTTTATTTATAATGAACTTACTAAAAATAAACTAACACATTTAGAGCTTAGTAAAAATACTGTAGCTATTGAAGAAAATAATATTCTCAGTATCGACGGTGTATCATATTTCAACTGCGAAAAAGATCTAGCATTTACTGTTGTGGATACAGATCGTAAATTAAAATTGTTTGAACTTACCGATCTATTTCCAGATGCAAGATCCATGTCAGGAATGGTTAAAGAAGTACGTGCATCTTTGGCATAAAATTATAAGGAGATTCTAATATGGATCTCCTTATTTTTTTTTATTTTTATAGTATTTTTCACATACTCATAATACTTATTAATTTTTTAGGAGCATAGTAAAATGAGCGATTACGTATATAATAATTTACTAAGAAATATTATCGATGAATTTAAACAAAAAGATCTTGATAATATTAAATATGAATTCTCTGAGAAAGATATTGCTAAAGCTAGAGTAGAATTATCTTTATACTGTAGAGATTTCGATGAAATCCCTGAAGAGATTCCTACAGTAGAAGATTTCTTACGTCCACAAAAAGACATTCTCCCTGTTAAACAATCTAGAGAACTTACAGAATTATATTCTTTCATTACTTTGATGAATGTAAATGATCTATTAAAACAACTAAAAGATCTCATTATTAACGAAGATAATTCTTATATAATTTGTAATACTAAAATATTAGATAATGAACGCATGATGACATGGGGATTTACTGCAAACTTCTTCTATGGATCATTTAACAATTTCAGCAATATAAAAATTAGATATGATAATCCTGGGATTATTGATAATAATACTCATGATATTCTAGTTGCTGGGGTTGTAGATTTTATTTATAGTAACGTGAAACTTGGGTTATTGTAATGGAAAATAAAGACTATAAGAGTTTAGTGATAGATACTATCAAAGAACTCAATAAAATAAAATCACTAAATAAGCCAGATGCCGCTAGAGAAGCATCTGAGTTTATTGGTGAAAGATTAGATAGAGAGCTATTGATTAGTAGCTCTAATATCTTTGATTTATTTAAAGATATCATCAATCCAGCAGAAGATCTATTAGATGATCTTAGAAAAACTGATTGGTATGATGAGTATGTGAAATATAATGGTTATAAGATAATCAAATTATTTAAAGTTAAACCATTTACTGAACTTACTTATTATGAGAAGATTGCTGTATTAACTAAATTTAAAGAATTTAGTATCTCAGAAGAACCAAAAGTTAAAGATATATTCTTAGATATTATTAAAAGTCAAAATATAGAATTATTAAAATTTGCAACTGCTAACTATATTTATCATAATGGCATATCTAAAAATCTAATTAATTTTATTGATATACCAATCGAGCTAGCAGATAATCCAGAAGTTATGGCATGTCTAATTCTAATGAATCTTAACGAGTCTGTTTTTATAACCTATAAGATCAGAGAAGATCAATCTTTTATTGGTTGTATAAACTTTATACGAGAATTAATATTCGACGTTCCAATAAATATGGAATTAAATAAAAAAGAAAATTCTATAATGTAATATATATTTTAACTATATATTATTTAGGTGATATGATGATGCCTCTACTCCCTGGCATATGTCATATCTAAACCCCTATAACGGTTTATAACTAGAGACACACAACACATACAAAACACACACTAACAACAACAAAACACACATTGAACGAATAATGATATTTTATAAAATACTCTCCTATAAAATAAATTCATAAATTCTCTCTCATCTTACATGAAAACTTTTCTACCATGTGTCTCTAGTGTATAAACCATTTTTTTTTATTTATTTCACGAAAGGATGGTCAACAGATATGAATGAACTGACTCCTAGACAACTTTTTAAGGATATAAGTCCTTACTTAATTGGCCTTGCAGAATTATGTAAAAAAGGCAAAGAAATCAACGATGTAGTTGGAGCTAGTGTACGTAATAATTTATGTACCTTTGAAGGCTCAAGTGCAATCAATGATGTAGTAATATTTAAATTCGAATTTAAATATGGAAGCTGTTCGATTACAGTTTTTGATAAACAAGTTAAATCTATTAAGTTTGAACTTAGTAGATCTTTAGACTTTATTACGTTATTAGCTCTACGTGGTACTATTATGATTCTTGGCGAAGGATATGATTGTGATTATTCTTCATATGAGAGCGACACCAAAGTAGGATCTATTAGAATTAAGACTGTCGGTGGTAATGAATTTACTAAAGTTATGCCGATGTCTTTATATAATAAGAATATCATTACAAGTAGACTTAGATCTATTTGTGAATATATAAAAGCTAATTCAGATAAAGTTAAAGAATATGAAACGACCTTCGAAGAATTATCTGATGATACTTTCCGCGTTGTATTTTATTACGGTGTTAATCTAGTAAGAATAATCGATCATTACTATGACTCTATTTCTTGCGACTTAGATGTGACAGATATTAGAATTACCTCCAGATATAATATTAGGAATTTTACATACGGAAGCGATGTATTCAATCTTCTTAAAATTGTAAAACGAATTCCTAAATCTATTAAGGAGGAAAAATAAAATGGAAATGAATCTATTAGTGGGTGCTATTATTGATATGCCAAACAGTAAGGCATCTAGAATTATAAAGAAATTTTGTGAACCATTTATTGGAGCTGAATTTGTGATCCATTCTAATTTATATGAAGATTCGTATAAAACTTCTTATGAAAAACCCACAGATTCTAAAACTATTAAACATGTAATTCATTTTAACTGTGATGAAGAAAAGCTGTTCGATCTTAGCTTTGAATTAATTAAAGGAAAAAATGAATTTCAAGTAATGGCTGGCGGTACAGTAGTTGAAGACGATGGTGTTATCAAGGTAGTTAAAGCATTATCTACTTCTATATTGTGTGATTTAGGCGTGGTAGTTGATGAGCATGATGAAGCTTTAGATAATTTTGAAATGTGCTATTCTCTATATGATATAGAAGATATAGACGATGATAAATTAAAAGAGATCTTTACAAAAATACTCCAACCTATATTTAAAATTTCAAAAATATATGGTGCACTTAATGCTATAAATGTAAAGAGATTCAATGTTTCTGTTGAAAGAGATATGGTTAAAATATTCCAAAATGATGGTAATATGGTAGCTATATCACCAACTGATATTATAGTATCTAAGGAAATATTTGAAAATCCTAACTATATTGATTATTTGAATAAAATGGCTGATGAAATTAGTATTTATACTAATGCATTAATTAAAACCACCAAGAAACCAATTGCTGCGAGGTTAACGGAAGAGCAGCATTCTAAATTGGGTTCTATAGTACAAAGCATAATCACTCCAGAATTAATTGCGTCTATAGATGTTAGACCTGGGCAAGATCCTGTATTTGTAGATGAAGATGATAAAAACTACATTTACGTTCAAGGTCCGACTAATAAAAACTCAGTTGTAGTTTTGGGGATCAAAAGCAAGCTTACTGGTAAAATATTTATATTAAACGTAAGTATTGATAGGATTTATTGTTTCTTATTTGAAGAAAAGATTAATAAGAATGGTAATATTACACTCAAAGGCATGAGTAAATTAGATGGTGAATTATTCAAAGATCTTGAAGATTATGCTGAAATGTGTAAAATTAAAAATTCTGATATAATTCTTGGAACTTCA